TTGTCACAGGCGTGCTCGGTGCGCCGCTTCTGGCAGGTGTAGTAGTAATGCAGCTCGCCGTTCTTCCCGGTGCCGGAGAAGCCGATCATGTAGGACCCGCAGTGGGCGCACTTCAGCTTCCCGGTCAGCAGGTAGTCCCCGCCGTCTTGGTGACGACCCCGGACGCTGCTATTTGCTTTCATTCGCTCATTCGCCGCCCAAAAGGTGCCCTGATCGATGAGAGCGGGCATCCCGCCCTCGATGCGGGTGTCCGAGAAATGATACACCCCGATATAGGCCTCGTTCATCAGCAGCCGGAAGCTGCCCTTGTTCCACCGCCCGCCCCGGCTGGTTTTCAGCCCCCGGCTGTTCAGGTCGTTGGCAATGTCCACAAAGGGCATCCCCGCCGCAGCCTTGCGGAAGATCTCCCGCACCACCTCGGCGTTTGCTTCATGGATGGCAAAGCGGCCATCCGGCCCCTTGCGGTACCCGAAAGGGATGGAGCCAGAATTCACCTTGCACTGCTCGGCGTTGTATTTCATGCCCCGGCGAATATTCTGAGCGAGGGCTGCGCTGTAATATTCAGCAGACCCCTCCAGCACGGATTCCAGCAGAATCCCCTCCGGGCCGTCCGGGATGGACTCCTTTGCATAGAGGACCCGCACCCCGGCTTTCTTCAGCCGGAATTTATAGGTCGCCGAATCGTACCTGTTACGGGCAAAGCGGTCAATCTTCCAGCAGATCACATAAGCCCAATGGCCATGGGAGGCGTCCTTCAGCATTTGCTGGAACTGGGGGCGGTTATCGGTAGTGCCAGACAGATGCCGATCGGCGTAGACCTTCACCACCCGGAGGTTGTTCTGCCGGGCAAAAATCTCGCAGTCCGCCACCTGCTGCTCGATGGAACAGTCCCGCTGGTTATGAGACGAGTACCGAGTATAGATCACGGCATCCTGCATATCCGGCTCAAGCATGGCCGGTTTCTTTTTTGCACACATTCAGAGCAACCTCCCGCCGCCCACCGAGGGCGGCTTTTTATTTTGCGTTGACTTCATCCAGCCAGTCAACATAGTCCGAGATTTGCTGCTCGTACCGAGCGACCGCAGCGTCATAAATATCCCCGGCCTTTGCTACCCGGTACGCTCCAATGGCCACAACGATCAAGCCGACCGGGAGCGACACGACGCAGACCGCAAGACCAACGACCGCCAGAGCGATGCCGACGTTCCGCACTGCACCTTTAGACTTCGGCGGCTGTTTCGGGTCCTTTGGACGCTTCAGGGCCTCGACCTTGTCCGGCTGATCATAAATAGAGAGATCCACAGGCTCCGGCCCTTCAATGCGCTGCGGCTTCTGAACAGGAGCCGCCCGCCGCTTCTTCGCCCCAGATTCGCTCACATAAGAGATACCCGTGCCCGGAACAGAGAACGTGGCCCGTGTTCTTCCGTTCGCCATTTTTGTGATCCGCGCTCCCTTGCCGCCGAAGCTGGTAGAAATTCCAGACTTGCTGGCGGTAAAGCGAAACGGCCCGACATTGACAGATTTTCTGTACCTAAACCCCATAGCACACCTCACGATATACACTATAAAAAGGGAGAGCTGCCCACACAGACGGCTCTCCCTTTTTTCTTTTTTGGCTTCACAGGGGAGACCCTCAGCCGTTCCATATTTTCTTTTTGTGCCGCAGCTTCCAGATCAAGAGGCTTCGGACCCGCCCGCCGCTTCTTTTTTTTCAATGCCAAGCTGACGGTCAAGCTCGGCATGAAGACTCTCTGCTGATTCCCGGCAATCAATAGCTGGAGCGTCCGCAGGAACATCGCCCGCAGAAAGAGCAGCAGCGACCTCCTGAATATAGTCGAGGATATTCTGGCGAGTTTCAGGCTTCAGGTTTACGAACTTTTCAATAAGTATGTATTCCCCGTGCGTCAAAACCTTTTCCTGCGCCAAGAGGTCAAGGCCGTTCGTAGGTGCAGGAGAAAACATCTCGCCAGTTCCATCCAGAAGCCATTGCTTACTGACCCCAAACTCCCGGACGATCAGCTCCAAAACGGAGTCAATCGGCTCATTTCTGCCGATCTCGTAATTTGCAATGGTGTTTCGTTTTACACCAATTCGATCAGCAAATTCCTGCTGCGTCAAATCGAGCGACCGACGCAATTTTTTTATTCGTTCATTCACAACAGGTTTCACTCCTTTCTATATTTGTATTTTAGCACTCAAACGTCACGTTGTCAACAAAAAGTCACAAAATCCACAAAAAAGCCCTTGACATTTGTGCGAATGGGACGTATAATTGTCACAGAATCAACAAAGGAGGTTGACAGAGATGACCGAGAAGAAAACCTACGACGGCGACCAGATCAAGGACGCAAAGAAGCTCGCAGATGTTCTGATCAGCGTCAAGGGCGAGAGCCGCCCGGTATTCGCCCTTATGGTCGAATCTATGCTGATCGGCGCAGAACTCGCGGAAAAGGGCATCGCCCGCACCGCCTAAGAAAGGAGCCATGCCAGATGGCCAGCACAAAGAACCTCAAGGCCGTGCCGACCACCGGCACGATGCCCCGACTCGACACCAAGAAGATACCCAAAGCAGAGCGGGCCAACATCGGCCAGCTGGTCTTTGATGCCATCCAGCAAGAGTTTCAGAACCCGGAGATCCGGGCCGAATACGAACGCTGGAAAGCGGATCGGGCCGCCAAGGGCATCGCCTGAACCGAAAGGAGGATACATGAGAAACGCAAAAGTCACCGCCGCCATTACCGCAGCAGTCGCAGCAGTCCTCGCCGTTCTTGGCAAGGCGTTCAACTTCGGAGTGGACACCACCACCCAGATCTTGATGCGCTTCGGTTACGACTGGGGCAGGGCAGCAGCAAGGGCACCATTTTATTTTAGCCTCGCCATCGCCCTGATCGGGCTTCTGGCTTGCACCGGCTGGATCGTCTCAGAGAATGCCCGCCGCCAGCTTTGGAAGATGTGGATCAAGCCGAAAGGCTACGGCAAGATCACCCGGAACCATGCCAGAAACCCTGAGTATCCGAAGCAGGAACGGAGGGGTTGACCGTGGCGAAAGCTGAAAGCCTTAAATGGACGCGGACCTGCATCCGCTGCGGAAAGAAGATGGTCGGAGTCGCCAGCAACAAGACGCTCTGCGATTCCTGCCTCCGCATCCGGCAGATCGAGCATGACCAAAAAAAGGCTCAGAACAACAAGCTGGATGTCGTAGAACGGACCAAGCCGAAACACGCCCCGGAGGATTCCCTCCAGAATGATGTCCGGGAGGCGGATCGGCTGGGCGTGAGCTACGGAAAATACAGGGCTTGGAAAGATGGGAGGATTCACATCCATGGTTAAGTCTTTCTGCAAGGGCTGCCCAAACCGACACACGATCTGCCACGACACCTGCCCGCAGTACCAGAAGTACAAGCTGGAGTTGAAAGCCGAGAACGCATACAACAAATCCATGACCGGGCACGTTGGTGTTTATCACCGCGACCATGAGGACCGGCACCGTGAAAAGGGGCGCAAGCGGTCCATGGGAGCGAATGGAGGTGCAGATCGATGAAAATGGCCCTGATAGAAAACACCCTGCTCATCAAAGAGGCCGACACCGTCCAGTTTGCGGTGATCAAAAGCTGGGGCAAGATGAAGTGGTCGAAAACCACGCAGACCCTCTCCGGCACCGCAGACATTGAACTTCTGGACAAGCTGTCCAGCATCGTCAAGCTGCCGCCCCACATTGAAGCCCTGCGCCAGAGCCTCCACGACACGGCAGGCGTCGATCAGGAGCGCATGAACGACAGCCCGGAGCCGCTTCTGGACTACCCGGTCAAGATGAAACTTTTCCGGCATCAAGTCCGTGGAGCGAACATGGCTGCAATGGTTTTCGGGTGGGTTGACCCGAACGGAGGAAACACAACATGAGCGATATTCACAAAATGAGCCTGTCCTCGCTGCTCTGCCAGATCGACAGCATCAAGGACAACAGCGCATCCTTTCTCCCCGGCGAGGGAAAGCAGGACCCCGACAAGAAGATCTGGCAGGACGACGTGGACGCTTGCAATGCAGCCACCGAGATCATCAAGAAACTCTGCGAGGAAAACTGCTTCTCGGTGGACGAGGCAATCAGCTACATCGCACAGAGCAAGAAACTCCTGCAGGACTGGGGCAACCTCCATGCCAAGTACGAGGTGCCATCGCAGCCGGTCAAAAAAGACGGCGTATGGCACTGCCCTGACTGCAATCACAGGGTGAACCCGCACCACTCGCACTGCCACTGGTGCGGTACCCGACTGTTGGGAGGCGCAATCAGATGAGACGAAAGGTAACATTTCTCAAGATTGCCCCGGCGACCGTAGCAGCCAAGGACACCCGCCCGGTGTTCGCCACCATGCCCCTGCGCAAAAACGTCCCGACCCCCTGCAACCCGGAGTGGAAAGCGGCGACCTGCCCGGTATGCGGTCAGGCTTGCTGGCTTCAGACCGGGAACGCCGAACTCGTCCGGCAGATCTATCCCAACGCCAAGTTTGTGTGCAGCGATTGCGCATGGACTGGAAAGGCGGCGGCAAACCAGTGAAAGAATACTTTTTTGTGCCGGTTTATCGGTGCCGCCTTTGTGGGGCAGTTTTCGACGATGGCCTACCGACTTGCAAAAAGCCGGAGGCTGCTCGAAAAGAACTTCTTGATTCTGCCTTTTTTTACAACAGGGCGAAAAAGCAGCTCCCGGTTCTTTCCCCGGAACTGTATGCAGTCCACCATTGCATAGATGGGAATTATGGAATTGCAGACCTCCGGGGCGTAAGAAAACTCATGGAGGGCGGTGGATTCGATGGGTAAAGGCTTCGGTTTCCTTTTTGAGATGGGCTGCGGCAAGACCCTGACCGCCATCGCCGTCACCGGGGCCGGGTACAAACTCGGCAAGATCAAGCGGGTTCTAATCGTAGCCCCCACCTCCGTCTGCGCCGTCTGGCCGAAAGAATTTGCAGACTATGCCGACTTCAGGTACACGGTCAAGACGCTGCTGGGCACAAAACCCCAACGTCTCAAGGCCCTCGCTGATCTCGAAGCGTTTCCCTTCCAGAGCCTCAAGGTGGCCGTCATCAACTATGAATCAACGTGGCGAGACGGCATCTTTGAAAAGCTGATGGAGTACGATGCCGACCTGATCATCGCCGATGAGAGCCAGCGCATCAAGACACACGATGCAGCCCAGAGCAAATCGATGCACCAACTGGGCGACAAGGCCCGGTATAAGCTGATTCTCTCCGGCACCCCGGTGCAGAACGAGGCGGTGGACATTTTCAGTCAATACCGCTTCCTCGACCCGACCATCTTCGGCACCAACTTCTACGCCTTCCGCAACCGCTACGCCGTGATGGGCGGCTTCAACCGCAAGCAGATCGTCCAGTACAAGGACCTCGACGAACTCATCCGCAAAGAGCATTCCATCGCCTACCGGGTAACCAAAGAGGAAGCCCTGGACTTGCCGGAGCAGACGTTCCAGACCCGGAGCATCATCCTTTCGGCCAAAGAGCGGGCCATCTACGACCGTCTGCGGCGGGACAGCTTCACCGAGTTGGACAACGGCGGGAAGATCACAGCCACCACAGTCCTGACCAAACTCCTGCGGCTGCAGCAGTTCACTGGCGGCTTTCTGGTCGCCGACGATGCAGCCAAGCCGGAGCTGGTCAGCACCGGGAAGCTCGATGCCCTCTCGGACATCATCCAAGACTATGTTCTGGAGGGCAAAAAGAAATTGGTGATCTTCGCCCGGTTCATCCCGGAGGTCTTGGAGATCATCAAAAGGTCGGAGAACATCATCGGAAAGAGCGGCATGAAAACGGTGGCCATTTACGGAGCCATCCCGAAAGAGCAGCGGGGTGACATCGTCCAGCAGTTCCAGAAAGACCCATCCACGATGGTTCTCGTCGGCCAGATTGACACGGCGGGCACCGGCATCACCCTGACCGCAGCCGACACCTGCGTCTACTACAGCGTCACATTCAACTACGCCACCTACTCGCAGAGCCTCGCCCGCATCCACCGTATCGGCCAGCGCAACACCTGCACATACATCCACCTCGTAGCCGAGAACACCGTGGACAGCACAATCCTCAAGTCTCTGAGCAAAAAAGAGGATCTCGCCAAAACGGTGGTCGATGACTGGAGGCAGTTCTTTTGAAAATCTACATCGTAGACGGCACCCCGGTTTTAGACGGCACCCCGAAAGAGCTGGCTCAGTATCAGCGTATGGCGCAGCAGCTGGCGGTGTACGATGCCTACCAAAAATTGCTCAAAGCTATCGCCGAGGGGAAACCGCCCGGCGGGCAGCTTGAGGATAAACCACCCGCCCGGAAGCGGGCACCCCAGAAAAAGAAAAGAAAGGATGAGAGCAATGAATAATCACGACTTGCCGCCACGTCCTGTTATTGCCTTGGACTTCGACGGCACCATCTGCCAGAACGCCTACCCGGACATCGGCGAACCGAACTGGCACGTCATCGAAAAAGCCAAGCAGTGCCAAGAGCAGGGTGCATACCTGATTTTATGGACCTGCCGGGGCGGGCAGATGCTGGAAAAGGCCGTAGCCGCTTGCACCGAATGGGGCCTGACGTTTGACGCTGTCAATGAGAACCTCCCGGAGTGGCGCAAAGCCTACAGAACAGATCCTCGAAAAGTCGGGGCAAACGAATACTGGGACGACCGAAATGTCATCAATGACAACGAAAGCCCGTTGTTTTTTCGTGCCCACCAGTGCGCAGAGGACCATGCGGAATGGGAGGTGCGCCGTCAATGCTTGGAGCAATCCTGACCATCGCAGCCCTCGCAGCCATCGGAGCCTTTGGATACCTTCTCTGCTGGAAAGCTGGCGAAGCTGACGATCGAGCAGAGCAAGAGCAAATAGAACGCCTGAACAGAAAGGAAGAACACAAATGACACTGTTAGACATGGTGCGCGATTACCAGAGCCTTCTGGAGCGCAAGGAAGAACTGGCCGATGAGGTCAAGGCCAACAACGCCCTGATCGAGGAAGCCAAAGCGAACATCTCGCAGCAGATGATCGACGACGACTGCCCCTCGATCTCGGTCGGCGGCTTCAAGTTCACCCTGACCCCCAAGACCATCTACAGCAAGAAGTCCGAAGCGGAGCTGGCCAGCGAGGGCATCAATTTCTTTGAAACCCTCCGGGGCGAGGGCCTCGGCGACATCATCGTGGAGAGCGTGAACACCCGCACCCTCCAGTCCACCATCAAGGCATACGTCGAGGAAAACGACGGCCTGAGCGAGGACCTCGCCAAGTGCATCAGCATCTTCGACACCTACGACATCACCCGCCGCCGTGAGAACAGCCGGGCCACCAAGGGAGGAAAGAAATAATGGCAAACCAGAACTACCAGCAGACCGAGATGGATCTGCGCACCGATCTCCAGCAGGACGTGGACTGCCGGGTGGCCAGCGTGATCGATGATACCTACGATATGCTCAAGGATTACAACCCGCCCGCCGTGCGCAACCGCCACGAGGCATACGGCATCGCCGCCGACAACTTCACCCGGATCAGCGCAAAGGTCAAGTCCGTTCGGAATGATATGGACACCCTTCTCAGCACCTTGGCGAATCCCAACTACCCGGCAGTCGAGGCGGTCAGTTCCCTGCACAACCGGGTCAGCGAGCTGATCTCCCTGTCGATTGTCATGGCAGCCGAGATGAAGCGCACCATGAACGACCTCTACGAAGCTGAGCGCAAAGACGGACCCCCCACCCCGCTGGAACAGGCAGCGGCAGAAAATGATGGTTTTGAAGAAGCCGAACCCGCCGACGTTGAAGCCGACGATGAAGAATAAATAGGAGGACACATACTATGGCAACCGCAAAAAAGAACACCGAACTGGCCCCCGTTGAGAACTTCGCCCTGACCACCGCCTACGACGGTCTCGACCCGGAACTGGCAGCCGAACTCAAGGATCAGATGGACGATCTGGACGATGAATCCGGCATCAACTGCCGAACCATCAAGATTCCCTCTGGCGGCAGCCTTGCCTTCACGGTGCAGGGCGACGAGGACGGCGATGAGGACTATCCCAAGGACATCGAGGGCGTGATTGTATTCACGCACCGCATGAACGGCTACTGGCCGAACGCTTTCGGCAGCAGCACCAACCCGGAGGACAAGATCCCGGTCTGCTCCAGCATGGACGGCAAGTCCGGCCTGAACATTCGGACCGGCGAGATTTGCGAATGCGACAAGTGCCCCTGCAACCAGTACGGCAGCGACCCGAATGGCGGCAAGGGCAAGGCTTGCAAGAATATGCGCCGGATCTACCTCATGCGCAGCAACGACCCGAACCTCTATCTCCTTACGGTGCCGCCCACGAGCATCAAGGAAGTGAACAAGGCCCTCACCCGCATCATGGCCTCCAAGGGCATCCCCTACACCAACCTGATCGTCGGCTTCAAGCTGGCCAAGGCCACCAACGCCAACGGCATCAATTACGCCACCGTGGTGGTCGACAAGCGTGGCATCCTGCCCCCGGCAGCTGCTCAGACCGCCAAGACCATGCGGCAGGAGATCAAGGCAAAGTACAAGGAGATTGCCATCACGATGGACGACTACAGCACCTCGGCCTCCAGCAACACCATGACGGCAGACGAAAGCGCACTGGACGTTCAGGTGTCGGATACGGAGTTCACCGACGTGACCGACAAAGACAAGGATCTCCCCTTTGTTTAATCAGGCAGCAGCCCTATAAAATTCATGCCCGCAGGGGGAACCGCATCGAGGCGGCTCCCCTTAAGGCATAAAGGGGAACAGATATGAAATTCAAGAAAGAATGGCGGTGGAGGCGGCATGGCGGCAAGAGAGATAGATCTTGATAAGGTGGTGGATTACCGTGCCGAGTACACCGCCCTGGTTCAGAAATACAAGCTCGCCGGGGACAAGCTGACAGGTCTGTGCCCTTTCCATGAGGACAGGAACAACAGCCTCTCGGTCGATCTCAAGACCGGCAAGTGGCACTGCTTCGCAGAGGACCGGGGCGGCAACTTTGTGTCATTCTGGGCAGAGCTGCATGGCGTAGACACCAAAGAGGCATACAAGCAGATTTTGGAGAAATACGGCGTTGCTGCCGAAACCCCGAAACCCGCCAAAAAGGAAAAGACCACAGTCCTCGAAGATTTCAGCCTTGCCGAGTATGCCTTTGCAAAGCACCTCCCGGAAGAATGGCTGGCCAAGACCTGCCGCCTCGAAACCCGGAAAGACCGCAACAACGGCACCGCATGGCTCTACATTCCCTACTACAACGCAGCCGGAGAAGAATCCACCTACCGCAAGCGGTACGCCCACAAGGACTTCCGCTGGCGCACCGGCAGCTCCGGCAAGATCTGCCTCTACGGTGAGTGGCGCATCCCTGAATTTGCCAACGCCGGGTACGCGGTCATGGTTGAGGGCGAGAGCGACACGCAGAGCCTATGGTACATGGGCATCCCGGCCATCGGTGTGCCGGGGGCCTCAATGTTCAAGCCGGAACAGTCCTCGGTGCTTCAGGGCCTGAAGCTGTACCTGCACCACGAGCCGGACGGCGGCGGCGACACCTTCATCCACAAGATCTGCACCGGCCTCCGGGATGGAGGCTACGAGGGAGAGGTCTACGAGTGGAGCTGCAAGGCTCTCGGCGAAAAAGACCCTTCCGACCTTTACATCAAGCATGGCCGGGAACAGGCTGCCAAGCTGATCCGGGATGCCCTGAAAACCGCAAAACCTGTGGACTACAAAAAAGAGGACATCCCCGAAGCGATCAGCGGCGCACCGATCAGTCTCCGACAGCCGGAGGGCTGGATTTACTCGGACAAGGGAATCAGCCGGATCGACGAAAAGAAGTTCCAGCCGGTCCTCTGCTGCCGTACCCCGATCATCCTGACCAAGCGTCTCCAGAGCATCGAAACCGGGGAAGAAAAAATAGAGGTAGCCTTTAAGCGAGACGGCGTCTGGCAGAGTGCCATCTACCCCCGGTCGGTGATCTTCCAGAGCCGCAGCATCACCGCCCTTGCAGACCTCGGCTGCACGATTACCAGTGAGAACTCGAAGCAGGTGGTCCGCTTCCTCGGAAGTCTTGAGGCCGAGAACATCGACATCATCCCCAAAGAGGACAGCACCTCCACCTTCGGATGGCAGCCCGGCAACAGGTTTGTGCCCGGACACGCAGACGGAATCACGCTGGACATTGACCCATCCCAAAAGGCAATGGCCACGGCCTACTGCCAGAACGGAACCTTTGAGAAATGGGTGGAACACATGACCCCGCACCGCAGCCGCCAAAAGTTCAGGTTCATCCTTGCAGCCAGCTTTGCCGCCCCGCTCCTGCGGATCGTGAAGCAACGCATCTTCTTCGTGTACAACTGGGGCGGTTCCAAGGGCGGCAAGACCGCAGCCCTGAAAGCGGCCCTCTCCGCATGGGGAGACCCGGAGCGGTTGATGGTCAACTTCAACGCCACACAGGTCGGCCTCGAACGGACGGCAGCCTTTTACTGCGACCTCCCCCTCGGCATTGATGAGCGGCAGCTTGCTGGCAACAATCAGGCCGGGCTGGAAAAAATCGTTTACATGATCGCATCCGGCACCGGCAAGATCAGAGGCGCAAAGAGCGGCGGCATTCAGGCCACCCAGCAATGGCGCACCGTCGCTCTGGCCACCGGCGAGGAACCACTCAGCACCGAGACCACGCAAACAGGTGTCTCCACCCGTGTGCTGGAACTTTACGGCGGGCCGTTCGACAACGAGCGGGATGCCGGATTGATGCACCAGCAGTCCGTGATGGACTGCGGCTGGGCTGGCCCGGCCTTCGTCAAGAGGATCATCGCCACCCCGGAGCGCACCATTTGCGATGCCTTCGAGTTGATGCAGAGTTACGTCCACGCAATGGCCAACGGCAAAAACGGCTCCCACGTTTCCGGCATCTCCGCAGTCGCTCTGGCCGATGCCATGATCGATAGCTGGTTCTTCAACACACAGCAGCAGGGCGACCCCACCGACGAGGCCGATGTTCTGCAGCAGCTGGGCATCCACCCGGAATCGTGGAAAAAAGCCAAGATCATGGCTGCCAGCATTTTGGAGGAACAGGTAGAGAACAACTCAACCGACGTGAACGAAAACGCTGCGCAGTTCATCGTGGACTGGGTCATGTCGAACAAGGCATACTTCGGAACGCAGGTGATCGGCACCTGCCTCGGCATGATGAACGAGAGCGGCAACACGGTCTATATTTTCCCCTCCATGCTGAATCAGGCCCTCACCAAAGCCGGGTACAGCCCCCGGAAAACCATGAAATATCTGGCCGACAAAGGGCTGATCAGTATGTACCGGGAGAAGAACGGAAAAATCACCTACTCCACCATGCGAAGATTCGGCGACCGTAGCTGCCGCTTTGTCGAGTTCTTCATCGGCAAGCTGGCAGAGAACAAGGACCCGATGGACGATCTCGAAGATCAGATGGACCAAGAGGAACCACCTATGGCTCCGGCAGCGGCTCCGTTCCAGACCTCAGCCACGCAGACCACGATGCAGGACGACTTCACCGCGATCGACGACACAGACGACCTTCCTTTCTAAAATTTGTTTCACCTAAGATTAGGTGAAACGCTAGGTGAAACATTAGGTGAAACAGAAAAAGTCAAGCAGCCAAGCGGCTTTTTAATAGATTGTTTCACCTATTTCACCTAAAATCAAAATACAATATGTTTTTGCGCATTTTTGCATTTTGCAAGATTTTAGTGCAAAATTGCAAAATTCTTAAAAATACGGTGTGTGTTTCAAAATAGGTGAAACAGGTGAAACGGAACCCGGAAAGCCGCACGGCCACAAGGCAAAACGTCGTTTCACCTACTCCCGCCGATTAGGTGAAACAAACACCCGAAACCACAAAAGGAGGCATTGCAAATGGAAATGACCTACGAGCGGGCCGCCGAGATTCTCGACCCGGACCACCGGGAAGCTTACGACAGCATCGAACCTGTCATCACGGCTTGCAAGATGGGAATGGAAGCTCTCAAAAAGCAGATTCCGGCAAAGGTGAATTTGTGGGAAAACTCACAATTTGGAAATTGCCCGTATTGCAACGAAGTTGTTTATAGACCGGCCCTGCTCAAGCGCGTATATTGCTGCAAGTGCGGCCAAGCATTAAATTGGGAGGATTGAGAAAATGCATGATTACAGTTATAGCGCACATCTGGTGATCACCGAGGGATACGAGGACCGGCTGGACATGACGATCACCTGCCAGAACGCCCAGCAGCTGCTCCGGGCAAAGGACACCATCGCCGATCAGATGAACACCTACATCGCAGAGTTCGCCGTTCAGAGCGGTCTGACCGGGGCACCGAGCAACGCCGAACAGAATGCCGCTGCGCTTCAGGCAGTCATTCAGGAGCAGACCGAAAAGGCCAAGCAGCAGGAGCCGGAAGAACTCGCCGAGCCGGAGCCGCCCGAAGTTGCACCCGATGAGCCGGAGGAAAGCCCCCCCTCGCACAATGATGCACTCGATGCCGTCTGCTACCGCCCGGATCTCGCATCCTTCAAACTTGCACCCACCGAAACTCCCAAAAAGGCAGCAAAACCCGAAGGAGCAAGAGGCTTGATGAGACTGAGATGCCCGAAGTGCGGCGATGAGTTCGTCGCTTTCACAAAGGACTACCGCACCGAGTGGACCTGCAAAGAATGCGGTGCAAAATTCTCGCTGGAAAACACCGCACTGTTTGAATACGACTGCAGCTGTGGTCGGCACACTTACGGACAGACAAACATCGAAAGCCCGGATTTTAGCTATCCCTGCGGCGATTGCGGCAAGGAGACCACTCTCAAATGGAACCCCAAAGCCAAAAAATACATGGAGTGATGCAGATGCCCGCCTCGGACGACGACCGGGAAATGATGGCCCGGTTCAACGATACCTTCAGGAAGCTCAAGACCAACCGTGAACAGGTGCCGCTGGAAGTCCTCCAGACGAAGTACGGCAAAGCCTACCAGAAGCTGACCAAAGAAATGGCCGACCTTGCTGACTGGTTCGCCGCCCGGCTCCGGGAGAGGATGCCGTTCCCGATGCACCCAAAGGACATCGCCGGGAATCGGCAGCTATCGCAGCAGATCGCCGCCGTCCTCGCCGAGGAAAGCCAGCCGGGTGCCCTCATGGACCAGTACCGAAAGGCCCTGATCGATGACCTCGACTATGACAAGTTCCTCGACCTCGTCTGGCAGCTTTACCACCGCACCGAGGAAGCCTACGAACCCTACTGGCAAAAATACAACTTCTGGCACGTTTACCCGGACGGCCACCGCTGGATCAGGAACCACATCACAGGATTCTTCTGGCAGAACGGCCAGCCGGGAAACGATTTGGATTCATTCACCAACGAGGGAGGCTACTGGATGGACTCCAAAGGAGAGTACCAAGGCGCAGCCTTTCCCCCTCACATCAAAGGAGACAAGATATGGACAAGGAAGAATTGATCGCCCGGTTTGAATCGGAGATGGCTAAGGTCAAGCGGCCCGGCATCGACAAGTTGATGGACTACATCCGCAAGAGCGACTTCTACACAGCACCCGCAAGTACGAAGTTCCACCTCTCCTGCGAGAGCGGCCTCCTGCAGCACAGCCTCAATGTGTTGGATGCTCTCCGGGGTCTGCTTCAGGAAGAACAGACCAACGAGGACGGCACGAAAGCATGGTTCTACACGGTAGCCGGGGCCTCGGTCGCGCAGGTTAAGGATGAGAGCGTCATCCTCATCGCCCTGCTCCACGACATCTGCAAGACCTACTTCTACAGCACCAGCACCCGGAACGTCAAGAACGAAAAGACCGGGAAATGGGAAAAGGTGCCGTTCTACACGGTCAACGACTTGATGCCCCTCGGTCACGGCCCCAAGAGTGCCATGCTGATCAAGAATTACATCAAGCTCACCTCGGAGGAAATGTACGCCATCTGGTGGCACATGGGCTTCACTGATCAGCACACCGACACCATGAGCCTCGCCGCAGCGATTCAGAAATACCCCATCGTCTGGGCACTCCACACCGCCGACATGATGGCCTCGAATTTCATGGAGGACAAGGACGGCAACAAAAAGGGCTTCGAGTGGCAGGAAATCGGTGCCGAGAATTCCAGCAACAGCGCAGGTCAGTACTCCGGCAACCCGGCTCTGCCCAGCGATAGCGACGAGCCTGTGTTCATGGAGGCCGCACCATGCTGATCGAAGAAATCGAGTGCAGGGCAAGGGCCAGAGAAAAGGAAAAGGCTGCGCTCATGCGGGATGCAAAGCTGGAGGTCGCCTATAACATTATTTCGGAGGTTTACCGGGAGGCTGCTGCAGAAAGCTACCCCAACTGGACAAAGCAAAAGCAGGATGACATGGACCAAGTCGCGGATTGCACCCATGGAATTCTCAAACAAATCATCTACCTTTCACACAAACTGGAGGACCTGAACACATGAACATCACCCGGAACCTCCTGCATGAATGGTACCACAGCGGGGCCAGAACCTCGGCAGATGTGCGGCATCTGGCAGCCGAAAGGCTCGGCCTCCAGTTGACCGCAGAAAAAGTGGCCAACATTCTCCGAGACCAGATCCCGCTGGAGCAGTGGTATCAGACCAGAATCATGCAAGCCATCAAAGCGGCGTACCCTGACGCATTCGTTCGGAAAATTTCAGCTGGCGTGTACAGCGAAAAAGGGTTCCCGGATATTCTGGTCATCATTGATGGCAGGTATTACGGCATCGAGGCAAAGCGGCCTTTTGTGGGGAAGCCGTCACCGAATCAGGTCGCAACGATCTTAAAAATCAGAAAGGCCGGGGGCGTTGCAGATTTTGCGTGTCTCCCGGACGAAGCACTGGAGGTCATCAAAAATGGAACAAAACGCGATTGATACCCTGTGGAATGCAGCACAATGCGCCGTGCAGAGGATGGTGGACTTCTTCAGACGCATCAGCGAATTGCTCAAGGAAATCTCGTGGAAGATTGTCCGCTCCTATGCCAGCAACATGGCCTTTTATTTCAATCTGGCCACGGACCGCCAGATCAGCCTTATGTACCACAAGCGGGCCAGAACCCGGAAGAAGTGGTACAGAATCATTCTCCGGCGCATTGGCCAATTTATGAAAGAGAGCGTTCTGGTATGAAGAAGCAGCGCAACACTATCCCCTTTAAGCCGAAACCTTTCAGCATCAAATCAAAAGCCAAGCAGCGCACGGCAGAGGACGCGCTGGCCGGGATGCGCACCCTCCCGATTCCAGCCCTCGTCACGACCATCAACATGATGATCGGCGTTCTTTCTGAGCGAGGATTCCAGATCTACGACTGGGACAACAAGGACAAGGCGGTCTATAAGCTGGTGTTCAGAGGCGGCAAAATCTACGCCCTCATTCCACACACTGCCAAAAAGGAGGATGCCTCCCATGCAGAAACACCCGTCTCAGATGAGCGAGGATGAGCGCATCTTCCTCAAGCGATACCTGAGCCAATATTACCGAGCAAAGGAGCGACAGAAGATCCTGCGGGAAAGGCTGGTCGACATTCGGACAGAACTGGACCCAGCCGGAAAGAACGGTCGGAACACATCCCTCGCCATCAAGATGGCCGAAATTGAGGACAGAATCGCCCGGCAATCGGAGATCGAAGCGACGGCCATTCTGGACATTATGGATGTTCTCGAATTCCTCCCGCAGGATTCCGTAGAGCGGGAGATCATGGAAATGCGCCACATCGACTGCAAGCCATGGAACGAGATCATGCGCACCATCCACCTGTCAAGGGCACCGTGCTTCAGGCGGTACAGCACAGGGCTGGAATGGCTATACACCTACAAAAAGGTGCGCACCACGCTGGCCGAGTTCAGGGCGAGGGTCGAGCGCACAGAAAAGGACGGCCACTAAAAAACAAAGACCGGGGCATAGTTCCGGGGCAGCACACTGGGAATTCCCGCACAGAGAAATCCCGGTCAAGGCTCCCGGCTATGCCCCGGCTTTTTCTTTTCCCATTTTGGATTTTAGGCTCACCCCTCGCACACCCCGGATTCTATGCCCCGGCTGTCACCCGGAAATTTTGCGCCGTGTTCAGGGCTTCAAAAAAACACAAAACCATACGCCCGGAAACAAAGCACCCCCTGTCTGGCCCTGCTTTTACCAGCGGTAAAAACAGCCCCTGTGTGGCGTGGGAGCAAGGTCATTCGGAACCGTGGACACCCGGCAGCACAGCCCCACAGTACAGAGCGGCGCAGGGGCGCAGAGGGGTCAAGGCGGGGCAACCGCAGGGCAGCGAAAGAAGATACCCAAAGAGACCCCAGAAGTCAATACAATGGTCGCATGGACAAGGGCCAGCCCGCCCAAGCCCATCACGAGTAGGCATCGCGTTGTGTTCTCTCCTTTATACCTTTTCACGGACAAAGGCGCACCCCGCAACCACGCTCGGTGCGCCTTTGTGTTGGAGAGAGAGGGGCTACCCCCTCCCCGGCCACGGCGTAGGTACTACCCCGCCCGGAGAATGATGCGGGGCGAGGAAGGCCCGGAGGTTTTTCGCCTGAAAACCAAAAAAAATTTAGCATTTCGTTACGCAAACCCCATTCAGACCCCACATAGGAGGTGAACGCCATGCAGCAGACCAACCCCATGCGGATGGAGAGACGGCGACTGGCCGACCTCATTCCCGCCGCCTACAACCCCAGAAAAGCCCTGACCCCGGAGGACCCGGAGTATCAGGACATAAAGGCCAGCATTCAGGGGCTGGGCTACGCTGACCCCATCGTCATAAATTACGATGGCACCATCATCAAAGGACACCAGCGGCGTACCGTGATGATGGACATGGGCATCGAAGAAGCCGAGGTCGTCGTTCTGGACATCCGGGACAAGGCCAAGGAAAAGATGATCAACGTGGCCCTGAACAAGATCACCGGCAAGTGGGATCTTCAGATTTTGAAAGACCTCCTGTCCGATCTTGACCTCAACGGCTACGACTTCTCCGTGACCGGCTTCCATCAGGACGACCTCGAAGATTTGATCCAGCAGCTGGATGTGCCGGAAGAAGCCCATGATGACGACTTCAACCCGGATGCAGCCAAGGAAGAAATCGAAACCCCGGTCACACGCCGGGGCGACATTTGGAAGCTGGGCCGCCACCGCCTGATGTGCGGCGATGCCACGTCTCTGGACGATGCGGAAATTCTCATGGCCGGGAACAAACTCGACCTCGTAATCACTGACCCGCCCTACAACGTGGACTACGGCGCAAAAGTTGGTTTTCTGAACGACTACCTCGACCAGACCGACAGCCGCACGAACAGCGTCATCGAGAACGACCACATGGATGCGGCCAGCTTTTACAGTTTTCTGCTGGCCGCATTTCAGGCCATGAACGATGCCATGCGCACAGGCGCAGCGATTTATGTTTTTCACGCCGAGAGCACCGGGCTTCAGTTCCGGCAAGCCTATTCTGATGCCGGGCTGAAACTAGCCCAGTGCCTGATATGGGAGAAAAACGCATTTGTTCTCGGTCGCCAAGACTATCAGTGGCGGCACGAACCGATTCTCTACGGCTGGAAAGAGGGAGCGGGTCACTACTTCATCAATGACCGCACACAGGACACCGTTCTTCTGGACGACCTGCCCGACTTCCAGTCAATGAAGAAGCAGGAACTTCTGGCCTTCATCGACCAGATGCTCCGGGAATACAAGGATCAGACCACGGTTCACTTTGAGCCGAAACCGACCCGAAACGATATGCACCCGACCATGAAGCCTGTACCTCTGATCGGACGGTTGATGAACAACTCCAGCCGCCCCGGATGGATGGTCGGTGACTTTTTCGCCGGGAGCGGGTCCACCCTGATGGCAGCAGAGCAGCTCGGACGGACGGCATTCTGCATGGAACTGGACGAGAAGAACTGCGACGTAATCATAAAGCGGTGGGAAACCTACACCGGGCAAAAGGCAGAGAAGCTCTAACCGCCGTATGACAGACCACGAATTACAACTAGCTATCAGCGGGGGGGCTCTATTTGAACGATAAAGGCGAAGTTGCAGGCGGCTCCATGTACCGCGTGGAGGTCATCGCCAAACTGTTCGGAGTAACCGTCCGCCGTATTCAGCAACTCACACAGGAGGGCGTTCTTCCCACGACCGAGACCCCGGAGGGTAGACGTTACGATCTGGTTCCCACGATCCAGAAGTACGTCAAATACCTTTCGGACAAAGCCTACGGCAAGAACCGCTCCGAAAAAGAAATGGACCTGAGAGAACAAAAACTTCAGGCCGATATCGCCCTGAAAGAAGCGCAGGGCGAACTCCACAACATGAAGCTGTCCGTTGCATCCGGGCAGCTTGTGGACGTGGAAAAGGTCAAAGAGGACTACAGTCGATTCTTCACGACCTTCAAAAAATTCGCCATGTCGCTCCCCGGACGGCTGACCAGCATGGTGAGCGGCTACGTCGAACCACTAGAAGCCCGGAAGATAGAACGTGACCTGCAGGGGGAGGTCAATCGACAACTCGAAGCGTTCTATCTGGCCGCAGTAACAGAAATCCCGGACAAGGGCAATGGCAGCAAACCGAAAGCCCCGGATTCGTAAATTTCTGGTAACCCCCTACCAAAAAGAGGCCCTGCGCTACCTGCGTCCGCCAGAGGACATCAATGTTTCAGAGTGGGCGGCAAAGTACCGTGTTCTGGAGAGCAAAACTTCCTCCGTGTCCGGCCCTTGGATGAACGACAAGACCCCATACCTCGTGGGTATCATGGACGAACTCCGAAACCCTGAAACAGTGGAAACAATCTTTTGCAAACCTACGCAGGTCGGCGGCACCGAGGTGATCTTAAATTGCATCGGCTACATCGTGCAGCAGGACCCATCCCCAACAATGGTCGTTTACCCCATCGACACACTCGGCAAGAGCGTGTCGACAAACCGCATCGAACCGATGCTGCTGGCATCTCCGACACTGAAAGCCCTATACCACCAAGATGAATCCTCGGTGATGGAGCTTCAGTTTGACGGAATGTACCTATCGCTGGTCGGGTCAAACTCCCCGGCTGGCCTCGCAAGCAAGGCAATCCGCTTCCTTTTTCTGGACGAGGTAGACAAATACCCCGGCGCAAGCAAAAAGGAGGCAAACCCCATCAAGCTGGCAACGGAACGAACCAAGACGTTCCACAACAGGAAGATCTTCATGACCTCCACCCCGACGCTTCGGACAGGCCCCATCTGGAAAGCCCTCGAAAGCGCGGACGAGGTCCGGCATTACTTCGTGCCCTGCCCGCACTGCGGGAAATTCATCGAACTCAAATGGGCGCAGATGAAATTCCCCGGCGACAAAACCCTCGCCAATGCAGACAGGGCAGCCAAGTGCTACTACGTCTGCCAGAAGTGCGGCGGCATCATTACCGACCGCCACAAGCCGCAGATGCTCCGGGAGGGCCAGTGGAGAGCCGTGGAATCCAAGACCCAGCTGGTCAAAAAGGTGGCGTTCTGGATGAACACCCTCTACTCGCCATTTGTTCGCTTTTCGGAAGTCGTCAATGAATTTCTGGACAGCAAGGACGACCCGGAGAAGCTGCAGAACTTTGTGAACAGCTGGCTGGCAGAGCCGTGGGAGGACACCAAACTCAAAACCAGCGCAGACCTCGTCCTCGAACGGCAGACCGATCTGCCGGAGTACATGGTTCCGACGTGGGCCAAGTTGCTCACAGGCGGCGTGGACGTGCAGGAGAACTGCCTCTACTGGACGATCAGAGCGTGGGGCGATTTCATCACCTCGCAGAACATCGCCCACGGTCAGGCTTTCAGTTTTGCCGAGGTCGAACAGGTGATGAACCTGCAATACCCCCGGCAGGACGGCGGCCCTCCGATGGCGGTTGATCTGGCACTGATTGACTCCGGCAACGATTCGGATAGCGTCTACGACTTCTGCGCCAACAACTCCGACTGGGCACTCCCCTGCAAAGGCTCCAGCAATCCGATGATGACCCACTACAAGCTGTCCACCGTAAACAAGGCCACCAGCAAAGCCTACGGCATCCCGCTGGTGCTGGTGGACGGCGGCAAGTACAAGGACATGATCGCCGCCCGCATGAAGCGAAAGCTGGAGGAGGCTGGCCGATGGACCGTTTACTCCGGGTGCGACCGGGAGTACGCCGAGATGGTCACCGCCGAACACAAGATAAACGTCAAGGCCAGCAACGGCAGCGTGGTCCAGCGGTGGGTGCAGAAAAGCTCACACGCAGACAACCACTATCTGGACTGCGAGGTCTACGCACTGGCCGCAGCCGACATTCAGGGAGTACGCACCCTGCATCTTCAGGCCGTGCCGGAGGAAGCAGCACCCGCACCGCAGCCGGAACAGCCAACACCCGAAGAAAGCTGGATCTCTCAAAACGAGGACTGGCTTCAGGAATGAAAGGAATAAAATCATGGAAGTTATTCGTCATCCCACCACAGGCGGTACCCCGGTGGAGTTCCAGTTCAGAGCATCTGGCAGCCGCTTTCTGGTCAAGAACTTCACCTCCGGGTACATCACCTGCAGCATCCTCGATGCAGAGGTAACCATCCCGGCAAATACCAGTCAGGTGATCGCCACCCGGCTGATTCCCCGCACCTCCGACATGACCGACAAGGTCGCCGTCACCGCGAACGAAACCAGTGCGATGGGAGTTGAAGTGCAGTGTCTGGATTACTGACCCTTTCGACCTCCGGCTTTATCGGTTTGGAGGTCGGCCTTTACCCGTTCGCCCCGGACGACGGCATGAGGCAGATCCGATCTTCTCTCGGCGGTGGCATCCTCATGGTGGCCACACCGAGCATCACAACCCCGGCTGCAACAGCGGCCACGACACAGGAGGCATGACATGGCAGACATCGCTGCAAGCGGGAACTTCACCCCCGCCGAACTTCTCACAGAAGTCAACAAAGCGATTCAGGCAGTGCTTGTCGGCGGCCAGTCCTACAAAATCGGCTCTCGCAGCCTGACCCGTGCAGACCTGAATCTCTTGCTCTCCACCCGGAACGACCTGACGGCGCAGATCGCAGCCGAAGAGGACAATGGCCTCTTCTCGGATACCTACGTCGCATTTTTTGATGGGAGGTGACCGGGATGGGATGGCTTGACAACATCATCGGCTGGATCAGCCCTGAGTGGGGCGCACGGCGCGAGGTTTGGCGGCAGTACATGAACGAGGTCCGGCACTACGATGCCGGAGACTACAGTCGGCTCAACTCCGGCTGGTACGCATCGAACCAGAGCGCAGAGGTTACCGACCGATACAGCCGGGACACCGTCCGGGCAAGAGCAAGAGACCTCGAACGAAACTCTGACATGATGAACTCCGTGGTCGGTCCGTTCGTTCGAAACACAGTCGGCAGTGGCTATGTTCTCCAGTCCTACATGGACGATCAGGACACCGCCCGCGAGATTGAACGGCTCTGGAAACTCTGGTGCAAGAAGCAGAACTGCGACGTAACCGGCACCCAAAGCTTCAACCAGATGCTGCGCATGGCCGTGCGCCGAAAGAAAGTCGACGGCGGCATCCTCTTTGTGAAGCGATACACCGACGCTGGCATGGTGCCGTTTCAGCTGCAGATCTTCGAGGTGGACGAACTGGACTGCAACCAGCTGAACACCAAAGAGAAAGGCAACCGCATTGTCGGCGGCATCGAGTACAACCAGTACAACCGCCCGGTCGGTTATTGGTTCCGGCAGTATGCACTGGACGGCATCACCATGATGGAGCCGATCTACGTCCCCGCCAAGGACGTGATCTTCTACTTCAGCAAGCGGCGGCCCTCCCAGCTGCGGGAAATGTCCGACATGAGTCAGACCATCACCCGCATCCGAGATGCCAACGAATTCATGACCGCCGTCAGTGTGAAGCAGCGCATCGAGGCTTGCCTTTCGGTGTTCATCAAAAAGTCGCTGCCGACCTCCGGCCTTGGCCGCAGCCAGAATGCAGCAACCGGGCCTCGTACCAGCTACGACGGCAAGACCCTGACCCCCGGCATGATCCGGGAACTGAACGCTGGCGACGATGTGTACGCCGTCAACCCTCAGGGTCAGGCGACCGATGCATCCAGCTTCATCAAACTTTTTCAGCGGCTCTTTGGAGCGGGTCAGGGTCTGAGCTATGAGGCCACCTCCCGCGATATGTCGCAGAGCAACTACTCCAGCACCCGGCAGGGTCTCATCGAAGATGGCATGACCTACGTCGAGGACGAAGAACTTCTTCTGGAGGTCATGGACGAGATCTATGAAACTTTCGTCATTTCCGTGGTTCTGGCGGGCCTCATCAAAGCCCCCGGCTTTTGGAGCGACAAACAGAAGTTCTTCCAGCACAAATGGGTCAAGGACCCGAAGCCGTGGATTGACCCGGCCAAGGAAGCGACCGCCACAAAGATCGCCCTTCAGACAGGGCAAAAGACCTTCAAACAGATTGCCGCCGAGAACGGCACTGACTGGAAAACTCAGGTGGACGACATCGCAGAAGTCCTTAAGTACGCCAAAGAAGAACACGGTATCGATTTAGGAGGTGTAATCCTTGGACAGGCTGTGCAACAGCAGACAGCTCCCGCCCAGCAGACCGAGACTCCGGCAGCGGGCAGTGGAGCAGACAGCAGCACCCCCGGAAAAGCGGAGTAATACCCAGCACCGGGAACTTTTCAGCGGAGCCATCCGAGCAATGGACGGCGAGGGCAATGAGCGCAAGTTTACCCTGTCGTTCTCCAGCGAGGAACCCTACGAACGCTGGTGGGGCAATGAAATCCTCGACCACGCAAGCGGGGCCGTCGATCTCGCCCGGTTGAACGAGATCGGCGTGGTGCTTTTCAACCACAATCGGGATTCGGTCATCGGCAGGATCATCCGGGCATGGCTCGGCGACGACCACCGCTGCTACGCAGAGATCGAGTTCGACACCGACGAACAGTCGGAGATCATCTACCAAAAGGTGCGGAGCGGTACGCTCAAGGGCGTATCGGTAGGCTACCGCATCGACACAATCGAAGAAGTTCTGGCAGGAAAGACAACTGCGGATGGCCGCTTCACCGGCCCCGCCGAGGTGGTCCGCAAGTGGTGGCCCTACGAGGTCAGCATCGTGAGTATCCCGGCAGACAGCACGGTGGGCGTTGGCCGTCAGGTCGAGGAAATCGGCCCCGGCACACCGCTGGACATTCTGGAACGCCAGCTTCAGATCAATAAAAATTCCATATAGGAGGTACCCATCTATGGACAAGAAGCAGATCAGAGCGGCCAAGATCAAGCGGCAGCAGGAACTGCTCGATGCCGCAAAAAAGGCTGGTAATCGCAGCCTGACCGACACCGAACAGGCCGAGTTCGACTCCCTGCAGCGTGAGATCGACACCCTGACCGAGGAAATCCGGGCAGCAGAAAACCCGCAGACCCCGGCAGACCCGGCACCCGCTCAGAACCCTACCCCTGCAGCAGCCGCAAACGCAAGCCGTTCTGCGGACCCCGCCCCCGGCCCCGAAGATAATATCCAGCGGGCCATCGCAGCAGAGCGCACCCGCGTCAACGAGATCACCGCAATGTGCCGTGACTTCGGCGTTTCCGAGTTGGACTATATCCAGAACGGCAGCACCGTGGAGCAGGTCCGTGCAGCCATCATGGATGGCCTGCGCAAGAACGGCGCACCCATCCGCACTGGCATTAAGGTCACCGGCTCCGGCGAGGACGAATTCCGCCGTGATGCAGCAGACGGTCTGCTGATCCGTGGTGGCCTGAATCCCGAAAAGGCCTCCGATGGCGCACAGCAGATGGCAAATATGACCCTGCGCGACATGGCCATCGAGTGTCTGGAGCGCAGCGGCGTGGCCGATGCCCGCCGCAAGAGTTCGGACGACCTGTTCACCATGCTGATGCAGCGTCAGTTCTACAACCCGACCGCAGCATTCCCCGCCATTCTGGACAACGCCATCAATAAGTCCTATGTCGAGGGCCACCGCAAGGCCCCGGTCACTTTTGACCGCTGGACCAAAAAGGGCAGTCTCAAGGACTTTAAGGTTCACGACAACAACTATCTGGCTGGCCCCATCGGTGACTTCCTCGAAGTGCCGGAGGGCGGTGAGCTGAAGAACGACAAGCCCACCGATGCCAAGCTGCCGACCCGCCGTCTGCACACCTACGGCAAGCAGTTCACCCTGTCCCGTCAGGCGTTCATCAACGACGACATCGATCTGGTGACCAGCATCCCTGCCCGCCATGCAGCAGCGGCCCGCCGCACCATCAACACCCAGTGCTATCAGATCCTGATGGGCAACCCCGCCATCTACGACGGCAAGAAGCTGTTCTCCGCAGAACACCGCAATCTGCTGAAAACCGGCAGCGGCATCACCAAGGCGGCGGTTCAGAGCATGATCCTGACCCTCTCCACCCAGAAAGACGAGTTCGGCCAGCCCATCATCATCCGCCCCGGCGCATTCATTGTCCCTGTCGGCATGAGTTTTGACGTCTACACCCTGTTCAACAGCCCCACCATCAACACCGAGGGCAACACCCAGTCCGTCAACCCGCTGTACCAGTACCGCAATCTGGACGTGATCGAGGACCCGACCATCAACACGCTGGCTGGCGGCTTCGGCAATGTGATGCCGTGGTTTATGACCGCGAACACCACCGACACCGCCTTCATCGAGGTCGACTATCTGAACGGTCAGGAGATCCCGACCATTCGCCGCATGGAGACCCCCGGTCAGCTGGGCTTCGTCTGGGATATCTACCTCGACTGGGGCATCAACGTCATGGATTACCGTGGCGCAATCAAGAACCCCGGCACCAACATCGCAGACCCGCTGGGCTAAAAGAAAGGAGCGCATGAGTTATGGCAAAAGCTGAATTCTGGCAGCGCGGTGAGGCTCTGGACTACACCAACACCACCACCGCCACCATTCCCGCGAACACCATCGTCAAAATCGGCGACCACATCGGCGTGACCGGCACTGACATCGAGCCGAACAAGGTCGGCTCCCTGCACGTTGGCGGCATCTGGGAGATCCCCAAGACTGGCACCAAGAAGATCGACATGGGCGCAACCGTGTACTTCGACGGCAACGGCATCACCGACACTGCAACCGGCAACACCGCAGTCGGCTACGCAGCAGCATCCGCAACCGCCGAGGACACCAAGATTCTGGTCAAGCTGGATGGCTGATCGGCTTCTCGCCCTCGCCCACATTCAGGTCGGCTTTGCCCAGTACAAGCCCGGTGATTTCCTCCCGGCAGACCGCCCGGAGGACACCGCTGCATGGATTGAGGCCGGAACTGCCATGTGGGTGCCGGAGGACTACCACCCGCCCAGCGGTGTGGCAGCCCGCCCGGTGACCGCTGAACCCGGTCTCCCCGGAATCGCTGTCGGCGGCGAGTTAACCGGGAACGACCTCGTCGGGAAAATCCCCGAAACGGTGGAAAGGCGGCGCAGAAAATGCAGAGCATGACTTTCAAGCAGGTCATGGACCGCGATGTTGATGAAACCTTTCTCAATGTCGCCGAGTTTGCAGACCTGCACAACATCGACGGCAACAACGTGCCCGCCCTCATTGACGACATGGAGAACATCGAGAGAGAGAAGCGGATGAAGTCTAACATGGACGGCATCCACGCCCGGCAGGTGCTGCTCTATGTCAAAGCATCTGTGTTTCCCAGCGGTCTCCCGGCGCAGAAACGGTTGATCAAGCTGGACGGCAAGATGTACACCGTGGTCGATGCCACCGATGAGGGCGGCGTTTACACCATCACGCTGGAGGCGAACCGCAGCAGATGAATGTATCTTCTTCAGACGGCATCCTTCGGTTTGAGTTCGACGAAGATCTTCTCCGCACCATAGAGGATGCCCTCGGCTCCATGAAAAGTGAGAGCCGCAGAGTTCTGAAGAACGCCGTCAACGACACCGCCAGAGATGCCAAAAAGGACCTCGCCAAAAAAGCGCAGGAAACCTATGCGGTAAAGCAGGGCCGCTTCACCAAGGCCATGAAAACCCAGAACGCCACAGAGAGCAGCCTTACCGCCACGATCAATGTCACCGGGGAACAGCTGGAACTAAAGGATTTCAAAGTATCACCCGCCACATATCGTACCGGCCAAGACAAGCCTGACGTTCTGAAAGCCAAGGTCCTGCTTTCCAGCAGCCTGAAAGGGCTGATGAAATCCAACAACAAGGCATTTCTGGTGAAGTTCCGCAACGGTCACGTTTCAGTCGCCCAGCGATACCACAAGACCCGCTACCCGATCAAGAAGTTGCTGTCGAACTCCATCCCCACGATGATCGGCAGCAAAGACCGGGTATACGGCGTTATTGAGCCGGAAATCTATGACACACTCATGGACAACATTCTCAAAGAGATCAAGAGGGTGACCAGATGACCGCAAGAGATCTTCAGGTCAGGCTCCAGCAAGACCTGACTGAACTGTTTAAGGACAGACGATACAAGACCCCAGATGGGAAGATGGAACCTGTCCATGTGTTCCGTCAGAATTTGCCCCAACGCAAGAGCGAGGAAGATGAGGACCCGTTTCCTTACATTATCGTTGCTCTTGACAGCGGCGGGGTCAAGGATCAGATGACCGCACACAAAATTGCTGTTGTTTTCCGCATCGGCATCTACGATGACGATTTAACCAATCAGGGCCACGCAAGCGTCCTCGCAATCATGGAGACGATGCAGCAGCACTACGAGGAATCCAACACCCTCGGCCCCTTCGCTTTCAATGACGATGGGGACGGCTTTGCATGGGCACTTCAGGATGAACAGAGCTGGCCGTACTTCTTCGGTGCGGTCGGCATGACGTGGGAAGCCCACGCTCCCCGCAGAAAGGCAAACAAGTTCGCATGAAGAAAACGATCTACCTCGGCCCGACCATTATCGGCGTGGCCACCACAAGCACCGTCTTTGACGGCACCGCCCTCCCTGCGACGATCACCGAAGCGGCGCAGGAGGAACCCGCACTCCTGAGCCTGTGCGTTCCCATTGCGAACGCATCCAAGGCGATGCAGGAGATCACGAACGGCAAAGGCCCTGCTGCCGTTTTCTACCGCAAGTCTCTGGCTTATGCAGCCAAGCTGGACAAGAGGCAGGGCAACTAACCTCAGAAAGGAGTGAATCCCTATGGCATATCAGCATGGCATCACCGTTCTCGAACAGGCCACGAGCCTGACCGCCCCCATTAAGGGCGACTCCGCGATTCAGGTCGTGTTCGGTACGGCTCCCATCAACCTCGCCGAAGATCCGTACTCTGCCACCAACGTGCCCATCATCGCATACAGCTACGCAGAGGCGGTAAAGCAGCTGGGCTTCAGCTACGATTTCAAGAAGTACACCCTGTGTCAGAGCATTTATGCCAGCTTCCAGTTGTACGCAGTCGCCCCGGTGATCTTCGTGAACGTTCTGGACCCCAAGAAGCACAAGAAGCAGAACGCTGCATCGACTGTCCCGGTGGAAAATATGCAGGCAACTGTTCAGGTTGACGGCATCCTCGCCGACACGGTCAGTGTGAAAAAGGACACCGAGAGCGGCACCGCCCTGAAAGTGAACACCGACTACGTCACCGAGTTTGACAGCAACGGCTATCTGGTCATCACCCTGACCGCAACCGGCGCAGGTAAGGATGCCAAGTCTCTGAGCGTCACTTCTACCAGCATCGACCCAACTGCGGTCACTGCGGCAGATGTGGTCGGCGGTTACAACGCCAGCACCGGCGCAGAGACCGGCATGGAGCTGGTCCGCCAGATCTATCCCAAGTTCGGCGTGACCCCCGGTCTGCTGTTGGCCCCCGGCTGGTCGCATGACCCGGACGTCGGTCTGGTTCTCGCTGCCAAGTGCGTCGAGATCAATGGCGTGTTCAAGTGTGAGTGCATCGTCGACATCGACAGCACCACAGAGAAAGGCGCAAAGGCCTACACCGAGGTCAAGGCCAAGAAAGAGGGCGCGGGTGTCAGCAGCGAACACGCATATCCGCTCTGGCCCTGCTTCCGAGTTGGTAGCTACATTCTGTGGGCCAGCGCAGTTGCTGCAGCACGCACCGCATATCTGGATGCAGCCAACGACAATGTTCCCTACCTGTCCCCCTCCAACAAGACGATCAGCATCACCGGCACCTGTCTGGCAGACGGAACTGAGGTCGTTCTGGATCAGGTACAGGCCAACGCCCTGAACGGCGTAGGCGTGACCACCGCCATCAACCAGAACGGCTGGCGGCTGTGGGGCAACAACACCGCAGCCTATCCGGGCAGCCCCGACCCCAAGGATCGCTGGTTCTGCTGCCGCCGCTTCTTTAGTTGGTGGGGCAACAGCTTCATTCGGACCTACATCCAGTACGTCGACGGCCCCGTCAGCGTCCAGTTGGTAGAGAACATCGTGGACAGAGAGAACATCCGTGGCAACTCCTACGTCGCGCAGAACAAGTGCGCTGGAGCACACATCGATTTCCGGGCAGAGGAAAACACCGCCACCGACATCATCAGTGGCGAGGTGAAGTTCCATCAGAAGCTGGCACCGTTCGTGCCCGCAGAGGACATCCTCAATACGCTGGAGTTTGACCCGGCTATGCTGTACGCAAGCATCAACGGAGGTAGCAACTAATGGCTATTAACGGTATTCCCGAAGTCCTCAACGACTACAACGCCTACCTGTCCGGCAATCGGCTGGTTGGCACCACCGGCGAAGTCAAGCTGCCTGATCTGGAGGGCCTGACCGAAACGATCAAGGGCTGCGGCATCCTCGGCGAGTTCGAGACCGTGATCACTGGCCGCTACGGTGACATGGAGCAGGAAATCGCCTTCAATATGCTTTCGGAGGATGTCTTCAAGATGATCGACACCACGAAAGCGGTTGAACTGGTTCTGCGTGGTTCGCAGCAGTACACAGACCGAGCCACCGGCAACGTAGACCAGATGGGTATGCGTGTTGTTTTCCGTGGCCGGGCAAAGAAGCTGTCCCCCGGCGACATGAAGCAGGGCAAGGCCATGAACGGCTCCGTCACCCTCGGCCTGACCTACATCTACATCGAACTGGATGGCAGCCCGAAGTTTGAGCTGGACAAGCTCAACAGCGTGTTCAAGGTCAACGGCGTTGACCTTCTGGCGAAAGTGAGGAAGTACACCTGATGGCAGACGAAAAGATTTTGACCAACGCACAGGAGGATGAATCCTCCACCCTCGTGAAGTTCAGCAAAGCCTATCGCTTCGAGGGCAAGGACTACACCGAGGTGGACCTGTCCGGCATGGATGACCTGTCCGCAGAGGACATGATCGCCGCTGACCGCTACCTCACCCGCAGCGGCAGTTTCTCCGTTATGCCGGAGATGACGCTCGAATACGCCTGTTTCATTGCCGCCCGTGCAGCGAAGCAGCCCATCGAGTTCTTCAAGGGTCTGCCGCCCAAGGATGCCCTCAAGGTTAAGAACCGCGTGACCTCTTTTTTCTACAGCGAGGACTGAGCGCAGGGCACAGCGACGACCTGAGAAGCATCTGCATCAATCTTTCGATGTCGCTTCATTCAGACCTCGGCCTTTTTTTCAAAATGCCGTTGTCTGACCTGATAGCGACCACAAAGGAGGTGGCAAAGATAGCCGATGGCAGCCGCAGGAAAAGAGTATAAGCTGGCGGTCAAGATCGCCGGTTCAGTATCCAGCAGCTTCAACAACGCAATGGGGACTGCAGAAACAAAAATGCAGTCCCTTGGTTCCATCGCCGCAAAAGCCGCCGCCGTAGCAGCCGCCGCATGGGGTGCCCTCAAGATCGGCCAGTTTGTTGGCGATGCCGTCAGCACATACGCCGACTTTGATCAGGCAATGGCGAACACCGCAGCCATCTGCGGTGCAACCGCTGACGATTACGCCCGCCTCCAGCAAGCGGCACTGGATATGGGCAAGGCCACCACGAAAACTGCCACAGAGAGTGCAGAGGCCCTCGGTTACATGAGCCTCGCCGGATGGGATGTGAACGAGTCCATCGCAGGACTGGAACCCATCCTCCGGCTTTCGGAGGCCACGCAGATGGACCTCGCTACCTGCTCCGACCTTGTGACGGATTCGCTCTCTGCCCTTGGTCTGCAGGTTGACGACCTCGGCGAATATCTCGACGTGGCAGCGATGGCCAACAACAAGTCCAACCAGACCGCACAGATGCTGATGGAGGCATACATCGCGGTCGGCGGCACGATGAAAAACCTGAACGTTCCGATTCAGGAATCTGCCGCCGCCCTCGGTGTGCTTGCCAACCGAGGTATCAAAGGCTCTGAAGCCGGAACCGCCCTGAACGCCGTGATCAACAACCTCACGACGGGTACAGGGCAGGCCGGCAAAATGATGGACAAACTCGGCATTTCCGCTTTTGACAGCAACGGAAAGTTCATCGGACTGGCCGAAACCATCCGGGTCGTAGACGAGGCTACCAAGGACATGACCGAGGAACAGCGAAACGCTGCACTCGCAGCCCTTGGCGGCAAAGAGCATATCGATGCCCTGAACGACCTGATCTCCGGCCTGAACACCACCACGGCAGATGGCCGCAGCGAGTGGGAGGCCCTGACCGATGACCTCTACAATGCAGACGGCGCACTCAGCACGATGGCCGCTACGGTCACCGACACACTGCAAGGCGCAATCTCCATCTTTGGCAGCGCGATGGACGACATGAAGATCCGGCTGGCGCAGACTTTCGCACCCGCAGCCAAGGATGCCATCAATGCCGTCTCCGCTGTGATTCCGTCGATCACCGACAGGATAGCTGCTGCGGGAAACGCCTTTGTAGAGTACGCCCTGCCAAAGGTTGAGGCATTCGCCCAGAATTGCGTCCCCGCACTCGAAAAGGTCGGCGGCGCATTCGCAGCGGTCGGCGCAGTCATCGTGAACCACAAGGATCTGTTCGACAGCCTCGGCAGCCTTGCGATCACGACCATCAACCTGATCGCCGAGGGCATCCAGCGGGCCACGCCGTTCGTCACGGCTCTGGTCGATGGCCTTTTGACCGCGATTCAGGTCTCGGCAGACTTCGCCAACAAGATGCTGTCCTCCCTCGACTCCGTGTCCCGGTTCCGGGATGAGTTGATCGCAGCGGCGGCAGTCCTTGTGGCGTTCAAAGCCGGGCAGGGCATCCAGTCCATCATCAACGGATTTCAGATGGCGCAGGTGCAGCTGAAGCTGTTTGCGATGAGCACCAAAAATGCCAACATCGCACAGGCAGCCTTTAATGGCACCCTCAAGCTGAACGAAGTCCTCGTGGCTCTCTTTACGAAGCAGGTCACGGTGTCCCAGCTGGCACAAGCTGGATGGGCAAAGGTCACCGCCGTGGCGACCGGCGCACAGAAAGCACTGAGCGCAGCGATGACCGCAAATCCCATCGGAATCATCATCGCCGCCATTGCAGCAGCCATCGCCATCATCGTTCTGCTCTACACCAAGTGTGAGTGGTTCCGCGACGGCGTGAACGCCATATTCACGGCCATCAAGGGTGCGCTTTCTCAGGTCATCGCAGCAGCACAGAACGCCGTGGCATCTGCTGCAGCGTTCCTGAGCAACGCCCAGTCCTCCATCGCTGAGTTCTTCTCTGCAGCAAGACAGAAATTCACCGCAGCGGTCGAATTCCTGTCCGGGGTCTGGCAGAGCATCACGGCGGCGGCCTCCGCAGCGTGGCAGACCATCAAGAGCGTCG